TGTGATAAATAGATAGAGCAAAGAATATCTGTTTAGAGGCACTAAGTAATGGCGAGAAAATCCATTAAAAGTAATTACTATCTCTTTGATGCTTCGGCAAGAGAGGTAGTAATCCCTGGTGGTATCCAAAGGGAACAATTAATTCTGATTACTAATGTTACTGACAACAAAGTAATCTATAACTTCAGTGATCCTGAACTTACTGCTAGTGTATACTCGATCGAAACTGATATTCGTAACGTAACTACTACAAGAGTTACTCTTGCATATGATACAACTTCGATGTCGGATACCGACAAGTTGCAAATTGTGTATGATGAGTTTGAAGAAACTATCAAACCAGCAGAGACCTACATGGACTCTGTTAACAAGCAAAGAGTTTCTAATCCTCAATCACTGATTGACACAGACTTTGAGTATAGTACTCAGTCTACCAAATGGGAATCGTTGGCAATGATCAACAACAACCCCTTTGCATATAAAAGTAATACTACACTTGATGTTACTCAAGTCGAAGCATTTACTAACACCAAAACAATTAGAGTTACTATAGATACTAACAACTCTGCATTGCCTTCAGCTGGAGATCCTGTATTTGTTCAGGATACTACATTCCCTGGTGCTAATGGAGTCTTTATTGTTGACTCTGCTGGATCAGGTTCAAACAATGCTAATCAGTTCTCATATACTGCTGGTGTTATCTGGACTCAGGGTAATTCTTCTATTCAAATTAGCGCAAGAACTAATATCTACACTGGCATTCATTATAGTAATTCCAGAATTGGCGGTTCTATTACATTGTCAGCACCAGGAGATGATTCAGTCAACGTTCTGTGTACCAACGCACATGGTTTAGAAGTTGGTAACGAAGTTGCTATTGTAGGTTCTAATGGTAATAATGTAAATGGTTCTTGGATTGTTGCATCTGTTATCTCACCAGTACAATTTAAATACTACCCATCTTCTGCTCCTACTGGTGGTGTTGGTAGCGGCACAGCAAAATTATATCCAAGACCACAAGGAAACTCTGTTCATAGAGCATTTGATGGTGGTGTTAAATTTTCAACCAATACTTTATCCAAAAACCAACAAGCAATCAGACAGACTAAACGTTACTTCCGTTATCAGTCTGGTAAAGGCGTAGCATTCTCTACTGGTTCTATTCTAGCTCCTGCTATTGAAAATCTTGATAGCATTACAGCATCAGGAACAAACATAACTGTTGTTGCTTCAGTCGCACACAACATATCCAGAGGAAGTGAAATTGATGTCCGTGGTTGTGATGATAATAATTACAATGGAACGTATACAGTTACTGCAGTAATCGATCCATTCACGTTTAAGTATACTTCATCACTTGCTCCAACAGTATCTTCTGCTGGTGGATCTTATACTATAACTCCCATCAATACTTATGGAGTCAACCTAGAACTAGGTATGATGGATCAGCAGAATGGAATTTTCTTCCGCTATGCTCATGGAGAAATTGAAGTGGTTCGTAGATCATCTACTTTCCAATGTTCTGGTAGAGTAACTGTAACGAATGGCAGTTCTGTTATTTCTAGTTATACTGGTGTCAACGGAGCAGGAACTTCTCTAGCAAAGCAACTAAACATCGGAGATAATATTGTTCTTCGTGGTTCTTCTTATCGTGTTGATGGTATTATTTCAGACACGCAAATTATTATCTTCCCTGACTATCGTGGTCCTTCTGACATTAATGTTCCTATCACCAAGACACAAGAAATTATATGGAAGCAAGATCAGTGGAATATAGATCGCTGTGATGGTTCTGGTAAGTCTGGTTATACTATTGATGTAACCAAGATGCAAATGTTCTATATGGACTACTCTTGGTATGGTGCTGGTTTTATTCGTTGGGGATTCCGTGGTACAAATGGTGATGTTATCTATGCTCACAAGATTCCAAACAACAACTTCAACAACGAAGCATATATGAGATCAGGTAACCTACCTGCTCGTTATGAAGTTAATACTATCTGTCCATTTGCAGTAGTAACTAAATCAGTATCTAATAGTGATAGTGTTCTGTATGTAAACAAAGGACTTGATAGATTCCCATCATCAGGAACCTTAAGAATCAGACAAGTTGATTCTGCTACATCTGCAACTCAAGAGTATGTAAATTATACCAGCAAAAGTACTTTTGCTCAGGATGTTCTAGCAACTGAAGCAGCAGGTAATACATTATCAGTTGCTTCTACTGGTGGTTTGCAAGGCAATGGTGTTCAACCAATTCAATTTGATAGACCATTTGCTAACATTGTTGCAAACAAAACCTATTTCGTTGCAACAGTTCCAAACAGCACAAGTTTCACTATCACAGAAACTGCTTCATCTTCAACTCCTATCTCGATCACAGCATCTGTTGGTTCTGCTTTGTCTCCTCTTGCTGTTGCTGAGTCTGGTACATTTACAGGTTTAACTAGAGAAGCTGCAGGAGCAGTAACTACAGGTAATACTACATCGGGAAGTAACATAGTTCAAGTCGCTAGTTCCACTGGCATTCAAGTTGGTCAGGTTGTTAAAAGCGATGACATTCCTGATGATACATTTGTATCGGAAATTGCTGGTGTAAACATTACCCTAAGCACTGCAGCAACTGCGACAGCAACTGGAACAAGTATTATCTTTGCACCAATGGGAGCAGGATCTGCTGAAACATTCACATATGATACGACAAGACCTATTGGTGTAGAACTATTGCGAGCTACATCTGTTCCACAAATTAGTCACTGGGGTTCCTCAGTTATTATGGAAGGTGAGTATGATGAAGATAGAGCATACATCTATTCTATTGGTACTAAAACTGGTAGATCTGTTTCCTCTGGTCAAACCAAAGGTATTCTAGCACTACGTGTTTGCCCTGCTGTTGATAATGGTATCACTGGTGCATTTGGATCCAGAGAACTGATCAACAGAATGCAACTAGTTATGAGAGATTGTCAGATTGTTGCTAATGGTGTGTTCTTCGTAGAACTATTACTTAACCCAACAGTTGATGTCTCTTCTACATGGCAAAGTGTAGGTGGTACATCCTTGGCACAATATGCAGTTCTTGGAACAAACGCAGAACTAGTTGGTGGTGAAGTTGTTTACGCTTTCTATGCTGGTGCAGGTGGTTTCGGTGCTGGTGCATCCACAGTTCCTCTAGATCAAGTTAAAGAGATCTCTAACTGCATTCTAGGTGGTGGTAAGTCTACATTCGACAACAACTTCCCAAGTGGTGTATTCCCAGATGGTCCTGAAGTTCTTGCTGTACGTGTTACAAACATTGCTGGTGGTTTCGGTAGCAGTGCAAGATCTGCTGACTTTAAGTTCTCCTGGACAGAAGCTCAAGCATAATATCGATGCCACCCAGTTGCAATATACTTAGTCTGTGTTGCACTAACAAGTCCATGATGAACATGAGTAAAGTACGCTGGCCAAATAACCAGCGTACCTTTTTTTGGCTCAATATTTATATCTTGATAAACAAATCTAGTCTCTCCACCTTCAGTAACATCATTTAAATAGATCATCCATGCCAGCAACAACTGGTTTGATGTTGGATTGTATTCATGATGTGGAATATGAAATCCTTGACCAGGATAATATCTCTGCAGGTTGTAAGTATTAACTACATCCCATCTTGGTCCTTCATTCAAGTGAAAATATTCATCTTTATATGGCGAAATGCCTTTAGAAATTGCTAATGCGATATGATAGTTGGGCAATTCATCATCTGAAAAATACACAGGAATATCGGTAGAGTCTTTCACATTTTTAACTACCTCAGTTTTTTCCCCCTGACGCGAAGATACAATGCCAGGTTGTTGTATGTCTATATTATTTTCAAACCAATCAATGATCAAATCACATGTGTCATCTGGCATTGCATTTGGATAAATTCCAATGAAGTCTTTCATAAGCAAAAAAATAGGGAGTAGTCTGATTCTGACCAGACACTCCCTAGCGGCGACGATATGTTTTTATTTATTTAATTAGAAGGAACCATAATAGGTGTCATCATTCCTCCATCAGGTGGTCCATCATCATCAGCACCTCCATCTGAGAGTACTGCTCCAATAATAAAGCTTCCCAAAAGGATAGTTGCTAACAATAACATTTACCATACTCCTGGAATAATTTGTCCTGTAGTAGCATAAGTTCCAACAGCAATGATGAAACCAAGCATTGCTAGACGTGAGTTGAGGATCTCTGCCTCAGGTGTGAATCCGAATTTCATTTGACTTGCTCCTGTGTTTTGTTGTAAATAACGACTCTACCATTTTCATGAGTGAATACTAATTCATCATGATGCCCCCAGCAGAGTTCTTCGTATAGGGCATTTAATCTCTCCATGTCTTCATAGAGTTGATTAGGATTTGTCATCTTCACCTTTGACTTCCCAAGACCCACCTACACCGCCTTCCATGTTGACAACAATGTCTTCTGGTTCTGTGGGGGTAGATGAGTGAGGGGGGTTATGTTCTCTATCCATGGGTTTGGATGATTCAAATGGAGTACGTGAAAGGTTTTTAAGAACGATGAATGCGTCCTTATTATATTTACGCACACCATATTGAGTTGCCCACTTTTTGTTGAACTCCTCACCTTGGTGGATACCAGAAACAACTGTACCACCAATTTCAATCACGATGTTATCATGTCTGACATCCCATCCAAGGGTGTCAATCGTATTCCAAAGTTCATCTTGTGTAAGATTCATCAAATAATTCCAAAGAACAAGTTACCAGTCACAGCATACGAAATGAATCCTGCGATGATACCCAACATAGCATAGCGTCCATTTGCTTTTTCTGCACGTTCTGCGTGGGTTTCAAGACCATATCTTTCTGTATAAGTAGGGTCAGTATACATGCGAGGTTCGGTGGCCCACATGTTTGTACGTCCACCATCTTCTGTTGTTACTGTCATGATACGTTTTGTAATGAATCTTTACATATTATATATGAAAAAAAGAGGGGCGTCAAGCCCCTCTCAGTTTAGTTTTCCTTATGAAAATCAGAAGGAATACTTAAGACCCAACTTAGTTCCATAACCGCGATCGATGTTGCTGTCGCCGCTACCAACGAACGAGACTTCGCCGTATGCACCAAGAGCATCGGTCAAACCGATACCAAGACCTGCCTTACCAGAAGGAACGGTGTCGCTCTCGCCGCCATCAGGGGAGACTACAGTAGCGCCGCCTTGAACGTAGTATGAAGCAGACTCACCGAGTTCGCCTTCATAACCAACGTGAAGGTCGGTGGCAGTTCCATTGTAGCTGGATCCCGTGAATCCTGAGTTTGCTTCTACGTTAACGTAGGGACCAGCGAATGCAGCGCCAGCAGATACGGACAGGGCAGCGGTTGCTGCGAATACAGATTTGATCATTTTGTTTAAAAGTTTGTTTACTTGTGGAGTTAAACCCACAGATGATAGAAGACTCGACGTGTCTCCGTTAGGATTGTTACAAAATTGTAACGATTTTATTTATACACGACTTAGAGTAAATATACTTACCCTTGTGACAGTTCGTGTGAGGGGTTACACATGCACGCCACTTGTTTGTTTTAGTTGTAAACAAGAACCAACCACACGGAAGGGTATTTGGCACCACCACTTGCTTTTTAACTGGAAGCAAGAAACCAGGCGGCGAGTCGCATTCACCCGCACCAGGGTGCTTTTTAAGTCTTCCCAAGACTAGCGATGATGTCGTTCAGTTCATCAATGGTTAAGTACTTAGAAGTATTACCACCGAACTTCTTTGCTTCGCTTGCCCAGTATACCATAGAAGCGTTGTCGCTGTCAAATGTTTGTTTTACTGGACAATTATTAAAGTGTCCTAATCCCCATAGGATGGGGTTGTATGATTCTTGAGCAACACCTCCACCTATCTTAGGAAAATCAAAAGATCGGGGGAGTCTTTTCTTAGTTAAAGAAATAATTTTATCTACAAAGGGAGTAACACGGGCATCTTTCCAGAAGTCAGTATCAGTTTTACCTCCAGAATAATGTAGAGACACAAAGTCTCTCATAGAATCATGTAAGGAAGCGACATAATCATTATAGTCTCTTTCCATCTCATTGTCAAGGAGTAAATCCTCGGTAGGATATCCATATGCAAAGCGTTCTAGTTGCATCAGTGTAAGATGAATACTAGTTGCTTGCAATGGTTCTAGGAATCCCGAAGAGAGCCCCAATGAAAGACAATTCTTATCAAGAAACTTGGTAATTCTACCAGATTTAAACTCAATAGATTTGACTTTCTCAACGTCACCTAGTTCTTCTAGGATATCGTCTTCAGATGCATACTTATCGCAGTACACATATCCTTTACCAATTTTAGTACGAGTTGGAATCTCCCAAGTCCAACCATATTTTCTAGCAGTAGCAAGAGTATATGGTTTTCTAGAAGATTCTGTCTCTGTTTTATATACTAATGCTCTGTTGACAGGAAGGTATTCAGAATAGTCTACCCAGTCATCAGCGGCACTCAAGACTCTAGCGAAACCAGAACAATCAACAAATAAATCACCTTCTATTGTTTCGCCAGTATCGAGTTCAATAGATTTAATAAATCCTTCCTCTCTATTAACCTTGACTACTTTAGCATCGTAATGTTTAAGTAGTTTGCTTTGAGATTTAAAGAACTCGCCTGTCTTATATGCATCTAGATGTAATGCATTTTGATTATAATCACACATTAAGTCTGGTTGTTCGACAAAAAAGTTAGACTTATTGCCGTTCATCAAAGTGATGTGCTTACCTACAGGACCATAGGCAAGACAAGTATAATCAATATATTTACTAGCTGTTGGTGTTCCGTCAATGGGTGAAAGAAAACTCTGCTTGGTCTTACTCCAGTTGTCAAACTTGATGCCAAGTTTAGGTAGAGCATCCATACCATGCATCATTGATACATGGTCCATCTTGAATACATCAAGAAATTTACCCGTTGTGCCTTCACCTACACCTATGATAGGGATCTCTTCAGTAGAGACATTGACACATAGATGAGATTCGGACAGATAATAAGTTACCATCCATCCAGCAGTACCCCCACCAACAACAACTACTCTCACTCTACAAGAAACTCCTTATCTGTACGTGTGTAATCTCCAAAAGAAATTACATCATTGTTGTTAAGAGAATTACCAAGATTAATAGAAGCTGGTGCTGCAGGGATGTAGTCAGAACTCAACGTAAAGTTATACTGAGTTCCGTCAGGTTTAGTTACGGTGTCGATGTTAATGTTGCCAGCAGGAATAGTAGGGCGAGATTCGGTACGTGCCTGCTCATACATCTTGAACAAATCTCCTACAATATCATCACGACGCTCATCCAGAGCAGCGAGAAGCATGTCGCGAATAAAGTCCAAGTCAGAATGTGTTTTAGTCATAAGGATTACTTACAGAATTGAATTTACGATATGAACCCACTTCAGGGTCAGGGTCTAACCACTTAGTATACTCTACATCTTCTAGACAGGTGTCTAGTTGCATCTGATTGTCAAGCAAGTACATGTCAAAGTAACGCTTTTTCCACTCATGATACTTTTGAATACGATAGTCAGGTTTACCATTGATCTCTAGAAGACCGCACTGAACATAGCGGTAGGGAGATCTCTCAAGAATGACTGTCGGTTTCATCAGGTTCCTTGTTGTGTCCATATTGTAGCACCTCCTCATCGTCATGTAAAGGGGGTGTGCCAGTTTTCTTTCTGACCTGCTTACTGCTCCAGAATGCTAGAGCAATCAGGGCAAAGTAAAACAAGGTATCATCAATCATCACAAGGAAGAAGATGAGACCACCACCAAACTTTAACCAGTTAGGAAGTCGCTTGGTGAGTCTACCTACCACAGGAGCAATCTTCTTTTCAAACTTGAAGTAAAGAATTGCTGTCAGTGTAACTGTGATCTCACTCATCGGAACGATGAAGTACAAAGACAGGAACAGAAAGATTGGCCAGTAGTGTCTCTCTGGAATTTTTTGGATTAGAGAGACATACTTAGAAATTAACTTTTTAACTAGCATCATCATGTGTTGTCATCATATCTTCCCAGTCAGTATCAGTAACCTGATCTGATAGTTCTTTGTATTCTTCAGCAGGGACTGCCATGACAGCAGTTCCATCTGGTTTACGAACTATAAAGGATTCACCTGCTTCAATGCGATCCATGTATGCATCGAAGTCTTTTTCAAATCCATCGAACGGAACTTCAACCATTGATCTCCTTAAAATCTTTTTCAAAAATTGCCAGACCAGAATCGGTCAGCACATGGTTATACATTTTGTCAAGCACAGCAGGTGGCAACGTACATACACTAGCACCATAGAGGAAACAACGCGAGACATGGTGGACATCTCTCAAACTGG